GACGCTGGTGCTGGTGAACGAGGCCGATCGGGCGGTAGAAGTGAAGGGCGTGACGGTGCGGGCGGAGGGGCGGATCGGGCGGAACACTTTTCAGATCGGGAGGGAGGGCTAGATGAAGGCACTGACACTGACGCAGCCTTACGCGACGCTGGTCGCGCTCGGGGCGAAACAGATCGAGACGCGCGGTCAGCGGCTTTCGCATCGCGGCCCGCTGGCAATCCACGCGGGCCTGGGGCCGGGCTACTTTGGCAGCGAGGCGGCGCTCTGGGACTGCTGCCTCTCGCCGCCGTTCGCTCACGTGCTGCGCGAGGCCGGGTTGCCCAGCCCGGCCCGCCTGCCCCGCGGCGCGATCGTGGCGATCGTCAACGTGACGGGCTGCCGTATCATCGGCCGCGAGCCGAACGGCGATGCGACGATCATGGCTGACGATCTGTCGTTCATCCCGATCCTTGGTGATGAATTGGCCTTCGGCGACTACTCGCCCGGCCGCTACGCCTGGCTGCTCGCCGACGTGCGGGCGCTGGCCGAGCCGATCGCGGCGCGGGGAATGCAGGGGCTTTGGGAATGGACGCCGCCAGAAGGTGTTGAGGTGCCTGTATGAACTACACCTTTGACCTGACGACCTACGGCGCGCTCGACCTGGCGACGCTACAAGTGCTCATGCAGCAGCAGGCGTGGGGCGCGCTGTTCATGCACGTCGCCCGGTTCGCGCAGTTCGACGTGGCGGCCGTGCCGATCGGCGAGATGGAGGCGATGTACCTTGCGTTCGGCGCGGCGCTGCGGGCGCACGTCGCGCGGCAGCAGCCCAACCCGGCGGCCGAGGCCACGGCGCGGCGGCTGCTCGGGCAGGCGCTGGGGGAGGTGGGGGATGGCTGAGCTGATCATCCTGCGGGGTCTCCCCGGCAGCGGGAAGACCACATGGGCGCGCGAATACCTGGCCGACCACCCGGACGCAATTCGGGTCAACCGGGACGACCTCCGGGCCATGCTCCACGGCGAGCGGCCGTGGTCGATGGTCGACGAGGCGACGACGCTCGCCGCCCGGGACGCGGTGATCGCGGCCGCGCTTAGGTGCGGCCGCACCGTCGTCGTCGACGACACGAACCTGACGCGCTGGCACCGGCAGGAGCTGACGGCGCTGGCCGAGCGACACGGTGCGAGCGCGCGGCTGGTCGTGCTCGACACGCCGATTGCGGAGTGCATCCGGCGCGACGCGCTCAGGCCACGGCCGGTCGGCGCCGCGCGGATTACGGAGCTGGCGCGGTGCTGGGAGCGGGAGGGAGGGGAGTGATGCGCGCACATCTGGCCTATCTGATCTACGTGCTGCGGCACAAGTGGCATGTCTTTGTCGGCTGCCTAAAGCTCGGCGTGCCGCTGCACCAGGCGATTGTGCACGACTGGGTGAAGTTCCTGCCAATCGAGTGGCCGGCCTACGTCCGCCAGTTCTACAACCCCGATGGCACGAAGCGCGCCGTGCGCGACGCCAGCGGGAGCTATGATCCGAACAAACAGGCCGACGCCTTCAAGCGCGCCTGGCTGCACCACCAGCGCCAGCCGCACCACTGGCAGGCGTGGTGCGTCGTCGGCGACCGCGGCGCGATCGTGCCGCTCCCCATGCCGCAGCGGTTCGTGCTCGAAATGGTCGCCGACTGGTATGGCGCGGGCATGGCGATCAACGGCGTGAACGACGTCGAGGGGTGGTATCTCGCAAACAAGGACAAGATGGTCCTGGAGGAGGGCACGCGCTACCGCGTGACCCAGGCGATTCAGCGGCTCATGCTGTCCATCAGTCGCGTGCCTGGTGACTGATATTTTGCCCGATCCGGTACTCTAAACCATACGCGATCAGGACTTGAACAAAACCCGACTTATGTACTACAATTCGGGCGGAAAAACCGCCCGATTTTGCCGTCTGGGAGTGCACCATGACCGATCTTGCCCGCCCCTCGATCGCCTCGTCCGCGCCGCTCGTCCCGGCCGACAGCGGCGACGCGCAGCTGATCCAGCTCTGGGTCGACAGCCACCGCAAGAGCGCGAAGACGCGGGCGCAGTACCGGCGCGTGGCCGATCGGCTGCGCGCGTGGATGGCGACGGCCGGCACGGATCTGCGGCGGCTCAGTTTGCGCCAGCTGCTCGACTTCGCCGAGACGCTCAGCCCGATGGCGCCGAACAGCCAGAAGGCGATCCTCTCGGGCGTGAAGAGTCTGTTGACCTTCGCCCAGAAGACCGGCTACTGCGCCTACAACGTCGGCGCCGCGCTCGAGATCGAGAAGCCCAAGAACACGTTGGCCGAGCGCATCCTCAGCGAGGAGCAGGTGCTGCGGATGATCAGCCAGGAGCCGGACGCGCGCAAGCAGCTGATCATCCGGGTGCTGTACGCGACCGGGGGGCGTGTCTCGGAGGTCTGCGCGCTCACCTGGCGTGACGCGGTGGCGCGCGACGACGCCGGGCAGCTCACGCTGCTGGGCAAGGGGAGCAAAACACGGGTCGTGCTGCTGAGCCGCGCGACCTGGCAGGCGCTGGCGGCGAGCCGACCAACGGAGGCCGGCCCGGACACGCCGATCTTTATGAGCCGGACGGGCAAGCCGCTCACACGCTCCTGGCTGTGGGAGGTCGTGAAGACGGCCGCCCGGCGCGCGGGGCTGCCGGACGGCGTCAGCCCCCACTGGATGCGGCACGCCCACATCAGCCACGCGCTCGACCGGGGCGCGCCGCCGCACCTGGTCAAGGACACCGTGGGCCATGCATCGCTCGACACAACCAGCGCCTACGCCCACGCGCGGCCGACCGACTCGAGCGCGCGCTACCTCCCGGTCTAGGCCCGCGCGATCGGCCGCCCCGGATCTTCCATGTGGATCGCGAGCGCGGTGCGGTTCATCCGCTGCTCCTCGCGGAACAGCGCCTTGGCCTGCTCGACGGTCGTGCGAAGCTCCAGCAGCGCGCGCGCCTGGCGCTCCAGCTGGAGGGCCACCGTTGGCGACTCCTCGAGTCGCCGCAGCCGCTCCTCGATCGCGAACAGCCGATCAAGGATGGCGGTCGCGAGCGGGGCCGGGATGTCGATGGAGCCGGCGGCGGTGTCAGTGGTTTCGGCGGGCATGACATGCTCCTTTCGGGCGGTATACGCCATTCTACCACAGCGCGCAAGACGTTACGAAACGGTTAAGGCGTGCTGCTGCCGTATCCAGCGGTGTGACACGCGCGTTCGGATGAGTAGCGGGGCGGCGCGCGGGCGAGGTCCTATCGGAAAATAGTTTACAAGTACTATGCAAGACGCTTGAATTTCCGCGCTGAGCATGATAGACTCGCCAGCAACCGAAGATCGTCTCTCGTATCGTCGCAGCGACCCCCGCGCGCGTATTGTCCTGGCTCAGGACGATCGCGCGCGTTTTGGTAGGACGGGTATGGCCGATCCGGCAGAGCGCATTCGAGAAGTCAACCGCTACGGATGGGGCCACGCGCGCTTCCAGCTGGGGGAGTCGGGCGAGCTTGAGGAGCTGGGGACCGTGATCACGGTGCGCCAGCTGCCCAACGAGCCGATCGAGCATTTCATCGCGCGGCTGAAGAGCGACTACGGGATGCGGCGCGGCGACGTGCTGGAGTTCATCTCGTCGGGCGGCAAGCTCGACATCGCCAAGATCACGAAGCAGCCGCGGTGCTAGTGCGGGGTGGAGCAGTGGTAGCTCGTCGGGCTCATAACCCGAAGGTCACCAGTTCAAGTCTGGTCCCCGCGACCAATGCCCACAAGCAGCGCGGGGCGCACGCTTTACGGTATCGAATGAGGGCTTGCGAGGCGGGCGCACGATGGGCATCGCACCTAGGCGCGCTGGTGGTAGAACCGTCTCTCAGGGCGTGGCCCGCGTATACCACCCGACGATACTGGGCTGAGCCAGGGTAGCGCCCTGGAGCGTGCGCCCAACCCCAAACTGAAGATCCGTACCGAACCACGGGCGGAATGATTCACCCCACGGGTGAATCGTTCCGCCCGTTTGTTTTCTGGTCCGCGCCCAGCCTGCGCCCCGCCGACATGGCTCGGCACTGCGGCACAATGCCGCGCCCCGTGCGCTGGGCACGGTGGAGCATCCTAATGGCGATCAGCCCTGAGGACGCACAGCGCGAGCAGACCGAGCGACGCCGTCGTCTCGGCCTGCTGCGTGCCCGCGCCGCCCGCGAGGGCGCGACGACGCCGCCCGAGGTGCTGACCGAGATCACGGACCTGGAGCGCGTGCTCACCGACGCCTATGCGTTGTGGACTGATCAGGACGACGCTATGCCCATGGAGCCCGTCACGCGCCACGAGTTTAATGCGCTCTCCACGCAGGTCAGCCGCATCACCCTCGTGCTGATGATCAGCAGCTTCGCGCTGGTGCTCTCGCTCGCGGCGTTCATTATGGCCCTCATCGTTCTTGTTGTGCGGTAACTGCCATGCCTGCGACCCTTGCCATCCTGCTGCCCCTGCTCCAGTTTCTTGCCTCTACCGCCGGCGCGGGCGTTGCCGCCAGCCGGCTCTTTGATTGGCTCCGCGCGGAGCTCCCCCCGTCCCGAGCGCTCGCCTGGCCGCCCCTGGCCCAGCGAGCGCTCGCCCTCCTCCACGCGCCGCGCTATGCGCGCGTCGGGGTGCTCCTCCTCTCCGCGCTCGTCTCGCTGCTGGCCTCTGCCGCCGTCAGCGCGCTCTCGGGCCGACCGCTGCTGCCGGATCTTGACGCCGCGCTCAGCGCGAGCCTGGCGGCGATCGTCAGCCAGCTCTGGCACGCGCGGACGCTCTCGGCCGACGTCGACCGGGGCGGGACCATTCGGATGGAGTGGTAGCCCGATGCGCCGCGACCTGATCGACATCCTGCTGCCGCTGGGCATCGTCGCCGGCTACGCGCTGGCGCTCGCGCTGCTGCTGGCCAATGGGAGTGTGCGCTGATGGAGATCGCCTGGCACCCGTCGCCAACCCACCGCCCGCGCACGCAGCCGATCCGCCTGATCGTGCTGCACGCAACCGTGGGCAGCTACGACTCGGCGCTGGGCTGGCTGTGCAACCCGGCGAGCGGCGTGTCGACGCACTACCTCATCCGCAAGGATGGGCACACGGCGCAGCTCGTCGCGGACGACCAGGTCGCCAATCACGCCGGCGTCTCGCGCTGGCGCGACGTGCGGAACGTCAACGGCATCTCCCTCGGCATCGAGCTCGAGAACGCCAACGACGGCCGCGACCCGTACCCGCAGGCGCAGCTCGCCAGCCTGCGCGCGCTGCTCGTCGACAAGCTCGCCGCCTACGCGCTCGACCCGGCCTGCATCGTCAGCCACGCCTTTGTGGCGCCCGAGCGCAAGACCGACCCGGCCGGGCTCGACGTCGTCGCGCTCCGGCACACGCTCGGCTGGCTCGGCCGCTACGCCGTCGCGGCGCCGACCGCCGTCTACGAGGTCCCCGCGATCGAGCCGACGCGCATCGCGCTCGGCGGGGAGGCGTACTATCGCGCCGGCCTCGAGCTGTGCATCGACATGACCTACGACAACGGCATGGCCCACGACGCCGGCGGGCTGGGCTTCGTGCCGCTGACTGCCCTGAGGCGTCTATGACTGAGGACGTTGCAAGCCGGCTCGGCCGGGCGCTCGCGTTCGTGCTGCTCTGGCTCGTCGGCTGGCTGCTGCTCATCCCGCTCGGCATGCTCGTCGCGTGGTCCTGGACCGCGCTCGGGCTGTTCCCGATCGACACCGCCACCGGCATGATCGTCGTCGCCGCGCTGCTGGCGCTGGCGTTCGGCCGCACGAAAGGCCCCCGATGAGTGACCGCACCCCGCGCCAGGAGGCCTGGCAGGCCGCGACGGCCGCCAGGCGCCTGCGCCGCAAGGCCGAGCGCCTGCTCGGCCGCATCACCGGCATGCCCCGCCGCCACCGCGCGCGCTTCGTGGGCTGGGTGGTCGTGCACCCGGCGGCCGAGTCGGGCGCGGCCCGCCGCCCCGTGCGCCGGCGCGCGACCCGCGAAGCCCCGCCGATCGCCCCCGCGCTCCGGCTGCGCGGGAGGCCGAGCAACCCGACGGCGCTGCGATGAGCAAGCCGCGCACCCTCATCGCCGGCTACTGCGCGCTGCACGGCATGCACGACGGCTACCCGTGCCCGCGCTGCGTGGCTGAGCTTCAGCGCGCCGACCAGGTCGCCACGCTGGCGCGGCAGCTCGCCGAGCTGCACGACGCGCACAACCGCGTAGTCGTCTACGCCGAGTCGCTCGAGGCGCGGCTGCGTGAGGCCGAGGCGCTGCTGCTGCGGCTGACCGAGCGACCCGCCGCGCGCGGCGCCCCGCCCGACCAGGCGGCCGTCCTCGAGTCGCTGCGCGATCGGCTGATGGCGCTGGAGCTGGCCTGGCAGTTCGTGCCGGTGCCGCCGTCCGCACCACGGGCATGATGTGCCCGGAGTGCCGGAATTTGTGGGCCGGCACGGTGTTCTTCTGGCGCACCATCCGCCGCGTCCGCGTGCCGTTTGTCCGCTGCCCGCAGTGCGGCGAGGTACGCTGGCGCGCGGTGCGGAGCGCGGCCGCCGCACCCACCAGGCCGCCGCGCTCCGCCCGCCGCGTTTGATTGTTTGATTTCTCAGGCGCTTGGAGGGACCGATGCTCGCCATCCGCAACGTACTCGCCGCCGTGTTCTTTGCGCTTGTCCTGGCGGGCGGCGCGCTGCAGACGGCCCCCGCCGGCTGCGTCGTGGCCGGCGCTGACCTCCCCGCTGCGCTGGCCGAGGCGCAGGCCGCCCCCGCGCGCTGCCTGGAGATCCCTGCGGGCGTCTACCCGGTCGGCGCGCCGTCGAATGGTGCCTGGCTGAATGTGGACGCCGACAACCTGGCGATTAGTGGTGCGGGTGCGGGAAAGACCATCGTGCAAATCACAGCACCGCTCACGCTCACGCAGGATATGGCGATCGTGCGCCTGTTTGGCGTCGGGCAGTCCATTCGCGATTTGACGATCGATATGGGCGCGGGGCATACGGGCGCGGGGAGCCTGCTCGGCATCTCCGTCTACGGCTCTGGCGGCATCGGCCCGCACGTCGGGCGGGGGCTGCGCGCGACCATCGAGCGCGTCGAGCTAACCGGCGGCTATAGCGCGAATGGCAGCAGTTGAGGTAGCCGTGGCCTATCGCCTAGAGGATCGCTTCGCAACCGACCGCAGCGCCGGCACGATTAACGGCACGGCCGCCGAGCCGGGGCCAGGGACACGCACCGTGGTCGACTCCGGCAGCCGACTAGCGATCGCCTCGGGCGCGCTCACGTGCGCGAGCGGGGCATCATCGTGGGGCGATCCGGGACTCTATCACTCATCCCAACCCCGCGCGGGAGGCCGCGCGTTTTTGGCCTCGTTTTTAACAACTGTGGCGAATACGGCGATTGGGTGGCATGGCGCGGCTAGCGGGCGCGTCAACTATCAGGCGCTGTATTTCAGCGGAGGCGCTGCACTCGTCCACCAGCCCAGCGACCAGACCATCGGCGGCTATAGCGCTGCGACGACCTACACGGTCGCGTTCATCCAGCGCGCGGCCGGGGCCTTTTTCCTGATCAGCGGCGGCGCGTTTACGACCTATCCGACGATGACACTCCTGTGGGTCGATGCGTTCCAAAACGCCACGCCGCTCTATCCGGCGTGGTCGAACTTCAACAGCGCCGTCACCACCGACGATTGGCGCGTGGTCGATCTCGGCGCACCGTGGGATACGACGTTCGGCGCGGCGACGAGCGCCACGACCACCCCGACGAGCGGCGCCACAGGCACCATGACCGCTGATGGCCTAGTCGAATTTACCTGGACGGCGGCGACGGGCGAGACGCTTGATCTGGCGGTGCGCTCAACCGACAGCAACAACCGCTGGATTGCGCGCTGCGACCAAGCGGGCAGCACGATCCGCCTGTACGAAAAAAACGGCGGCACGGAGACACAGCGCGCGACCGCCGCGCAGACCTGGACAAATGGCACGGCCTACCGCATTCTGGTGCGCTGTGTCGGGAGCGCGCTCACGACCTGGGTCGGGACGGCGGACAACAACTACACACAGAAAAACAACTACGCCAGCGCCAGTTTCAACAACACCGCGACGGGGATCGCCGCCAGTGGCTTTGCGACCGGCGCGAATTTCGTCGCGTGGCCGCGCACGGTGACGATTAACGAGGCTGAAGGCCAACCCACCGCGCTGCGGCACAGCCTGCTGCGAACCGGCGCGCGGCGCTGGGGGAGAGGACTCTAGTGGCGAGCACCGATGCAACCGCCCTGCCCGTCAAGGGTCAGGCGTACCGGCTGACGTTCCCGATCTGGGACGCCGACGGCGACCTCGTAACCGGCGCAGCGGGGCTGGACTCGGAGGTGTCGAAGGACGCCGGCACGTTCGTCGACTGCACCAACGAGGCGACCGAGATCGCCACGGCGAGCGGCATGTACTACCTCGACCTGACGGCGGCCGAGATGACTGCCGACACCGTCGCCATCATCGTCAAGACCTCGACGAGCGGCGCGAAGACCACGCCGATCGTGCTCTACCCCCAGGAGGCGGCAGACATCAAGGTCAGCGTTAGCCACTGGAATGGCACCGCCGTGCCGGCCGAGCACACCGCCGGCTACCCGATCGCCACCATCAAGGACGGCACGGGCACGGGCGAGATCGACACGGCGAGCGGCGTGGTGCTGGCGCGCGACCACGCGGGCGCGGCGCTGGCGACGGCGAGCGCGGTTGCCGCGCTGCCCAGCGCGACCGCGATCGCCGCGGCCGTCTGGGACTACCTGACCAGCGCGGCGACCACCGTCGGCAGCCTTGGGAAGCTCCTGGTCGACCGGATCGACGCCGCCGTGTCGTCGCGCTCGACCTACGCCGGCACGGACACGGCCGGCACGACCACGCTGCTCAGCCGCCTGACCGGCACGCGCGCGGGCTACCTGGACAACCTGAGCAGCGCGCCGCCCAGCGCGGCGACGGTCGCCAGCCAGGTCCGAACCGAGCTGACCGCCGAGCTGGCGCGCATTGACGTGGCCACCAGCAGCCGCGCCACGCCCGCGCAGGTCAACGCCGAGCTGCTCGACGTGCTGACCGTCGACACCTATGCCGAGCCCGGCAAGGTCGCGCCGGCGGCGACAACCTCGCTCGCGCTGATGGTGCGGTTTCTCTACAAGGCCTGGCGCAACAAGAAGGCGCAGACGAGCGGCCAGTACAGCCTATACGCCGACGACGGCGTGACGGTCGACCAGCAGGCCAGCGTCAGCGCCGACGGCACGACCACCACGGTCGGCGAGATCGGCGCGGGGTCGTAGTGGCACTCGACAGCACCCAGGCGCAGGGGTCGGCGATCGACCTCGGGCTGCCCTGGCGGCAGTGGCAGGCCGCGCCGGTCGCCTCGATCGGCCCGAGCGAGCGACAGTCGCTACTCAAGCTGTGCGCCACGCCGCGCGTCGCAACCGTCCGCCGCACCGCCCTCACCCTGCCGGCCCGCTCGACCGCCCTCACCCTGCCGAGCCTATGAGCAGCAGCAAGCGCCGTGTCCAGCAGCACCCGATGCCCCAGGGCACGAGCGAAGTCGTCGCCTACACGCTCACGACCACGCCCTGGGGCGGGAGCCCGTCGGCGCCGGTCGTGACGGTGCTCGACGTGACGGACAGCCCGAGCGGGACGGATGTCACGGCGACCGTCTGTAGCGGGAGTGCGAGCGTCAGCGGCGACGTGATCACCACGCCGCTCATCCGCAGCCTGACCCAGGACCACATCTACCACCTGTTCGTGCGCTGGACGGCAGGCGGCGAGACGCTGGAGGCGTGGGCCGAGATCCGCGCCGAGCGCTAGGATACCCGATGGCACCCCGCGGCGGCACGCGCCCTGGCGCCGGCCGCAAGAAGACAACCGAGAAGTACGCGCTCCCGATCCGCCGCGCCGAGAAGCAGATCGTCGACCGCCTGCCCGAGCGCGTCGAGCGCCTGCACGAGCTGGCCAACGGCGGCTTCGAGCAGGTTACCGAGACATACGAGCCGGCCGGCTCCGTCCTGCTGGATCTGCCGCTCCGGGGTGCGGACGGGCAGCCGCTGCTCGACCGGGGCGGCCGGCCCATCCTGGCCCGGCAGCGCGCGTTTCCCGATCTCGCGGCCGACGCGCTAATCTGCGTGCGGCGGGTCGTGAGCGTGGCCGCGCCTGACCGCAAGGCCAACGAGTACCTGCTCGACCGGATTATGGGGCGGCCGACGGTCGCGGTCGAGGGCGAGATCGAGCAGACGCACAAGCTCCCGCCCCCGCTCGAGGCGATGATCGCCAAGGTCTACGGCGAGACGGCCGACGATGGCGACGGCGGCGGCGCTTGAGCGCTTCGTCCGCGCCGCCCGCGCCGCCGGCGTCAGTCGCGACCAGCTCGCGCGCCTGCTCACCGCCGGCGCCGTGCTCCAGCCCCGGCAGCTGGAGGCCTCATCCTGGGCGCGCCGGTGCGACGCGGCCGATGGGCCAGACGAGCTCGGGTACGGCGGGGCGCGCGGCGGGGGGAAGTCGCACTGGCTGATCGCGCAGCTCGGCGCCGACGACTGCCAGCGCTTCCCGGGCCTGAAATGCCTGCTGCTGCGCAAGGTCGGCAAGGCCGGCAAGGAGGGCTTTGTTGACCTCCTGCCGAAAGCACTCGGCGGCATCCGCTACGAGTACAAGCCCAGCCTCTCAACCCTGTTCTTTGACAACGGCAGCCGCATCCTCGTCGGGCACTTCCAGACCGAGAAGGACATCGAGCAGTATCTTGGCCTGGAGTACGACGCGATCGGGGTCGAGGAGGCGACGACCCTCACCTGGGGCAAGTACTGGGGCATCCGCACCTGCTGCCGCACCTCGAAGGAGGGCTGGCGGCCGCGGATCTACTCCACGACCAACCCCGGCGGCGTCGGGCACGCCTGGTACAAGCAGCGGTTTCTGACGACCGCCGACCCCTACCGCCACTTCATCCCGGCGACGGTCGACGACAACGCCTTTGTGAACGCCGAGTACCGCCGCACGCTGGACAGCCTCACGGGCTGGCAGCTCCGGGCCTGGCGGTACGGCGACTGGGATATTGCGGCCGGGCAGTACTTCACGACCTTCCGGCGCGACGTGCACGCGGTCAAGTCCTTCCCGATCCCAGCCGACTGGCGGGTCTGGGCCGCGCTCGACTACGGGTTCGTCCATCCGCAGGCGATGTATCTGTTGGCCGAGGACGGCGACGGCACGATCTACGTCGCCGGCGAGCACCGCGAGCGGGGCTGGCTGGTCGAGCGGCACGCGGACGCCTTCACCGCGCTGCTCGCGCGGCACGGCGTCACCCCCGAGCGGCTCTGGACCTTCGTGGCCGGGACCGACGTCTTCGCCAAAAAGAACGACACCGGCATCACGACCGCGCAGAAGTACGCAGCCCGCGGCTTCAAGCTTTCTCCCGCCAACACCGACCGGGTGAACGGCGCGGCCGAGGTCCTGGCGCGGCTGGGCGACGTCGGCAGCGGCATCCCGCCCCGCGTCAAGATCTTCGACACGTGCGGATATCTGCTCGACTGCCTGCCGAGCCTCCAGCACGACCCGCACCGGCCCGAGGACGTGCTCAAGCAGGACGCCGACGAGAACGGCATCGGCGGCGACGACGAGTACGACAGCTTCCGGTACGGCCTGATGGCCCGCTTCAACCCGGCCGGCGCGATCCTCGACCACTACAAGCGCCTGGCGCAGGGAGACGCCGCATGAACCTAGCCGACCAGGTCACCTTCGACGACGCCGCCTTCGCCTACGCCGCCCTCAGCGGGGTCTCGTTTGCCGAGGCCGTCGCGCGGATGCAGGCCGCGATCCACGGCATGGTCGAGACGGCCGCCGCGCTGGAGCGCATGCATAGCTTCCGTCCCGTCTCCCACGGCCAGGTCGAGCGCTTCGGTCGCATGGTGCGCCGCGCCCTTGCGGGCCATCGCGATCGCCCACCCCGCCGCGCGGCCCGCCGCGCCCACGCCCGACGCTTGGCCAAGCGCCGCTAGGAGTTGCCCATGGACAACAGTCCCGACATCGCCACCGTTCAGGGCCAGGTCGAGGGCCTGGCGCTGCTGATCGCGACCTACTACGACGCGCTCAGGCGCGCGAACGTGGCAGACGAGCTCGCCGCCGATCTGACCATCGCCTACCAGGACTGGGTGCTCAAAAACGCCGCCGAGACGAGCGCCCGCAAAGCGGCGCAGCAGACGCTCGGCGCCCTGCTTGGCAAGACGTAAATGCCCGATCTCGCCACCGCCAGCGCGACGCACGACCTGACCACGCTCGCCGGCCGCCTGAGCGCGGCCTGGGACGTCGTGCGCGGGCGGCCGTTCTCCCCCGGCGCGCCGCTCCCGCCGACGGTCGACCAGACGGAGCTGGACCAGGGCGCGCGGCAGTGGCAGTACCCGGTCGGCGCGAACATCCAGATCGCCCCGCGCGGCGAGGTGCCGACGCTGGCACCGTTCGCGCAGCTCCGCAACCTCGCGCGCCTGTACCCGCCGGCCGCGATCTGCATCCGCACGCGCATCGAGGAGTTCCAGGGGCTCGGCTGGGCGGTGGTCGCCAAAGACAAGCGCCGGCAGGCCGCGCTGCAGCCGGTGTGCGACGCGCTGCAGGCCTTCTGGGCCATGCCCGATCGGCAGAATGAGTTCGCATCCTGGCTCGCGATGGCGCTCCGCGATGTGTTCGAGATCGACGCGCTCGCGCTCTACCCCCGGCGCGACCGGGCCGGGCGGCTCTACGCGCTCGAGCCCGTCGACGGCACGACCATCAAGCCGCTCTTGAACGACCGCGGCGCCGTGGCCGCCTACCAGCAGGTCCTGTACGGGATGCCCTGGGGCCAGTACGGGCGGCCCCAGGCGGTCGAGGTCGTCGGCGAGTACGCGCCGCACGAGCTGATCTATCGCCCGCGCATGCCGCGGACCGACAGCCCCTACGGGACCCCGCCGGCCGAGGACATCATCCTCACGGTCAACACCGGGCTGCGGAAGATCAGCCAGGATCTCGCGCACTTTACGGACGGCAACATCCCGCCGATGATCGCCAACCCGCCCGACGCAACGCTCGACCCGAAGCAGCTGCAGCAGTTCGAGGAGTGGTTCAACGCGGTCCTAGCCGGCAACGACGCGGCGCGCAGCCGCATCCGGTTCGTGCCCTGGCCGCTGAATCTCAAAGAGCTGCGGCCATTCTCCTACGACACGGAGCTGGACCTCTGGATGCTGCAGCTGACGTTTGCGGCCTACGGCGTCCCGCCCCAGGAGGCGGGGTTCACGCACGACACGAACCGCGCGACCGCCGAGAGCCAGCAGAACGTCAACGAGCGGCGGGGGCTGAAGCCGCTGGCGGTCTGGATGAAGGGTCTGTTCGACCGCGTCATCCAGGCGCCCGTCGAGCGCGGCGGGCAGGGGCAGCCGCAGCTCGAGTGGCAGTGGACCTTCGGCGAGAGCGAGGACCGCAAGGCGCAGGCCGAGATCGACAAGATCTACACGGTCGATATCGGCGCGCTGTCGCCGACCGAGGTGCGCGCGATGCGGTTCGGGAGCGAGGTCGACGGCCCCGCGCCCGCGCCGCCAGAGGAGGGCGCGGCCCCGCCGCAGCCCCCTTTGCCAAGCGCGCCGCCGGCGACGCTGCCGACGGCCCCCCGCCCGCCCTCCCCCGCCCCACCGCCGAGTCGGCCGCCCGGCGCGTCCTAGGCCACGTGTACGACCAGCAGGCCGCGCGCGTGCTGCAGGATCTGGCCGACGGCGTGCCGACGGTCTGGGCGGCCGAGGCCGCGACGCTCGCCGCCGACCTGGCCCCGCTGTTCGAGCGGCTCGCGCTCGGCGGCGCGGTCGAGGGCCTGGCGCAGCTCGACGGGCCGGTCGCCTGGGGCGAGGTCAACCAGGCGGCGCTGGAGCTGGCCACGGAGCGGGCCGCCGCGTTCGCCGGCGAGTCGGCTGCGACGAGCGAGGCCCGCATCGCCCGCGTGGTCGCCGACTGGATACGGAGCGGCGGCACGCGCCAGGATCTTGAGTCGGCCGCCCGCGCGGCCTGGGACACGCGCCGGGCCGAGACGGAGGCGGTCACCGAGGTCACCCGCCTCTACGCGCAGGCCAACCGCGCTGCGTGGGCGCGCTCGGGCCTGGTCCGCCGCTACCGCTTCGTGACCGTGCAGGACCGGCGGGTCTGCCCGACCTGTCAGCCGCTCGACAAACGGGAGGCCGACATTCAGGACACATCGCTCCTGCCGCCCAAGCACGACCGCTGCCGCTGCTACGTGGTCCCCGTCGTATGAACGCCATCGAGTTCCCGACCCTCCCCGCGCTGCAGGCCGCGATTTCCGCGCTCCCGCAGATCCTGCAGGACGCGCTGGCCACCGTCGGCCCCCAGGCGCTGCTCAGCCTCATCCCGGATCTCGCGCACTACCCGAGCCCGCCGGCGGGGAGCACCTACCACCGCTCGGGCACGCTCGGCCGGCTCTGGACCGGCGCCCAGCCCGTGTGGCGCGCGGACGGGACGCTGGGCTTTGCCGCCACGCTCGGCAACGCCACCCCCTACGGCCCGTATGTGCAGGACCCGACCAGCCAGGCGCCCTGGATGCACCACTGGGACACGACCCAGGACGTGCTCGACGCGCACACCGCCGATATCGCCGCGCTGCTCGCCCGGGCGCTCGCCACGGGCCTGGCAGAGGGACACGCATGAGTGACGAGATCCAGAAGGCCGCGCCGGGCGATCGCAACTGGGGCGCCAAGGCCGGCCAGACCATCGCCGGCCGCCTGACGCGCGGGAACGACGGCAAGTTCTCGGCCGGCGGGAGCGGCCCGGCGCCCAAGCGCAAGCCCGCGCGGGGCAAGGGCAGCGCCCGCACGCGCGCCGCCGCCGCCGCCAAGGCCAAGGCCGAGGCCGAGCGGAAGGCCAAGGCCGAGCAGAAGGCCGCCGAGAAGGCCGCCAAAGAGGCCGAGCGCAAGGCCAAGGCCGAGCAGAAGGCCGCCGCCGCCGCCAAGGCCGCCGCCGAGAAGGCGAAAAAGGGCAAGGGCGGCGGGGGCGGCAAGGGCAAAAAGGACGACCCGGCCGCGAAAGACAAGGCCAAGCAGGAGGCCGAGGCGCAGAAGGCCGCCCAGCGCCTGCTCGAGCAGCAGCAGCGCCAGAGCGCACAGCAGCAGGCGCAGGCCCAGCGCCAGAGCGCGCAGGCCGCGCAGCAGGCGGCCCGGCAGCAGGCGCAGGCCGCGCAGCGCCGCCAGACCCAGCAGACGCAGGCCCAGCGCCAGGCCGCGCAGCAGGCCGACCGCGATCAGCGCCGCAGTCAGATGGACGCCGAGCGCGCCGGCCGCCAGCAGAAGGCCGACGCCCGCCGGGCCGCGATCGACGCCCGGCGCGACCGGCTGGATGCCGCCCGCGCGGCCCGCCAGCAGGCGAGCGACGCGCGCCGCGACCGGCTGGATGCCGCGCGGGCCAAGCGCCAGGCCGCCGCCGACGCCCGGCGCGACCGGCTGGATGCCGAGCGGGCCAAGCGCCAGCCGGCCACGGACGGCAAGGCGAAAGCGGGCACGCCCG